ATAACAATTGCTATTTGTATTAAATCCATATAGCAGCTAATTATCTTTAAAACTTTTCCGTTAAAAACGTAAGCTGTTTTTAATAAAAACGGTAGCAGTTACCACCCTTCATACCCCTCAATTTTGTTCAAATTAGAAATATCACTGTTCTCCGGAGGTATCGTATTTTTGTAAACAATAGAACCAAACCCATAGTTAATCTGCTCCCTATTTGCATTGCCAGGTCTCTTAGCCACATCATAGTCAGGTATGACGAGGTCTCCCTGTACACTAGGAGATGCCTTTGTAGTCATGGTAGGATACCTAGACTGGGTCCAAAACGAGTTCGGGCGGTTCTTCGTAACACCGCGATCAGAGTCATTGACAGTGCTACCCGCGCCAGGATAAGCCGTAGGTTCTTGCCCACCGAGTTGCCAACCCTGCGTTATGACGCGGCCTTCTAGCTGGTGCATTTTGTAATCACTGACATTGTTGGGAACGATTCTGGTAAAATCGTGGAAACCACCTGATGCTGGAACACTAGGGTCCAGGTCAAGACCGGGACCTATGAGTTCTTTCTCGCACGGAGCAAGATCGTGACGTTTGAATAGCGATACTGTGTATCTATCATCGTCTGGGCGAGCAAGAGGTGATCCATTTACCCAACCTGTTTGCTGTTCTGCGGGAGAGAACTTGGGCCCAATCTCTCTTTTGTGTAGGTATGTATCGTCCAATCCCGTGAACGTTTGAAGCTTAGTTACATACGGCGTTTCATCATCAAACCCGCTATTTACGTTTATGCCATCAATGTAATTACCCGATGAAACACCCGTACCGGCCATATTTTGCTTAACGGCAGCTCCGTAGAACGGAACCATATTATTATGGGTGAAATCCGTCATTGGTCTCGATTTCATATCCAGCAACATTTCACTAGTGGGGTCGTTTGTAGGCTGGTTTTCAAACGCTTCCTGGCGTCTACCACCACCCAAAGGAACCAAGCCTCGCTCAGAGTCAAACTGCGATTCGGCTAGTGTACTGTTTCCAACAAGTTGTTGGTAATTAATATACCCCATGTTAATAAGGTCATTTCCATTCTTGTAAAGAGCCCCAAGCGGATAAGAATCGGTGCAACCAACATTTGATGCATTGCTTGGATCGTTGAATGCGGAAAAGTTCTTGGCATACTCTGGAAGAGGCATAGAATTGTCAAGGGCAAACTTTTTTTGTTTTGTTAGTTGATCTTGCCCATAATTATAAATTGCATTCTTCCCAATGTCAAGCACTTGCATTTTTATAATAGATTATATATTATTTTTTATTTTAAATTGGCACCGCTGACGCCGAAACCACGTCTTCTACTGGCGAAACCACGTCTTCTTCTGGCGAAACCACTTCTTCTTCTGACGAAGCCACTTCTTCGTCTGACGAAGCCACTTCTTCGTCTGACGAAGCCACTTCGTCGACCTCAATTGATTCTGAATCGCTTACAAGGAAACTGTCGCACTCGTAGTTGTCCTTTGGTGTGGACGGTACGTCGGTGTCTCCGTGCAAATCATCATTTTCCCAGTTTGAATCCACGGAGAGATCATCCATCATTTCATCAATATCGGGGGTGTACCGGTCAGGTGCCTTTCTTTTCCTAGGATTTCTTTCCATCGTTTATTAAAAAGTCTTGGTAAAAAAATTGAGGGAAAACGACCGTCGACTCTAAGTTAAAAGTCTAATAATTTTCGGGACTACGTAAAACCACAAAATTGGGGTGAGGATGATAATACCTACAAGTGTGCATATTAGAATAATAGCCTTATTATCCAATGACTCTCTTTCATTGAAATCATAAGAGGGATTGTCTAGGAGGTTATTGAATTTCTCCTGGAACGAATTGGTTATATAATTTTGTATATCTTCGTTGGAAACGTGTTGTTCCGAGCGAAGTATAAAAATAAAGAACAGACCTTCAAACACACCAACTAGGGATAGAACAAACAAGTTTAATATAAGTATATGCAGTATTTTATCCCCCCGCTTCTTTTCGAAATACGGGGCCATGAGGAGTGCCGTAATAATAAACAAGGCCGAAATCACAATAAGAATGATAACCCATATGAAATAGTTGTTTGTCGCCAAATTTTTATCCTTGGTATTAAAATAATTCTCGAGGTAGTTGAATACATTCTCCCCATTCAGCCCAAGAAATCCATAAAAAATAGCGGAATTTTCTGCGCTGAGTTTGTTGTCCAAGCTGTCCTTCAGTACGCTAAACTGCTCAGCAAGTGAACTATTTATAATATCCTGAAAAGATTCCACCGTTCTTGGAAGTATAATAATGGCGAAAAAAAGGATCAAAAAACTAAACAGAATAAATATATGCAGCATAGAATCCATAGCAAACACCTTGCCAAAATTAGTCCACGTACCGTCCGAATGGCTTATTTTGTGCAAGAAATGATTACTATCCCCATAAAGTGAATGTTCCTTCATGTTTACTATAATAAAGATTTATTTTCAATAAATCTTATAGTAAACATGAACTCACAGCCGTATGTTCCGAAGGCGGCTTGCCGAAATCTTCGCAAATTCTACAACATTCGTGAACCCAAACATGGCGAAGCAATTACATATGACAGATGGTACTATATCACATACGGTATCATTGACGGTCTCAACCATACATCATTAGGCGAGCGCCAATAGCTTCGCAACAAACTCATCCAATACAACATCATAGTCGTACGACCGCCAGTCAACGCGACGCTCCGTGCTGGCTGGCGAAGCCTGTTTGCACGCGTGAATAATCCCCCCTACCCACTCGTCAAAAATCTCACCAGGTTCTATGGAATAATCAATCCTGGCGCCCATCGCGGACGCAGGTGGACACTCAATGGAAACACAATCTTCAATCTTCTCCCCCAAAGCCGCAGTATTCGTCACGACCGGAATACACCCCGCAGCCAATGCCTTGGTCATTGAAATACAATCAATCTCAGGAAACCTAGTTCCATACGCAAAGACCTTGGCCTTGCGGTACAACCCACAAATCTCTGTTTGCGAAAGCCTACCAAGATCAATAAAACCTTCCGTGTCCGCCATGAGTTGCTTCGTCTCAGCCACCCAGTCGGTTACGTATTTCCTACTGTCTGCCTCCATACCCCCCTCCTGAATACCGTTCCTAAACCCGTACGCCCAGTGTATTTCCGCATCGGGAATTTCGCGGCGAATGATGGGGAGGGCGCGAAGGAGGGCGCGCAGGCTGCGATCCGGGGAGCTGGTGTTTATAATAATGGGTTCGACGCGATCCGGCAGCTCCGCCGTATTGTAATCGGCCACGTGAATACCGTTGGGAATAATTTTAAGTTTCGTTGCGAAGCGTCCCTTGAATAAGGACGCGTGGAATTTACTCTTGACACATATATATGTCAATTGTCCGCAAATTTCCTTTGTGATCCAATCTGGATCGATTACGTCGTGTAGGTCGAGAATGATCCTTCCCGAATTAACTTGTTGATCCTGGAGGATACTTGGGTCCCTCCAAATGATCGTTACATCCTGTCGATCGAGAGGTAGCCACTCCCAATATGGTATGTACCACACACCATCAATGATACGCTTAACGTCGGTTACACAATATACGGTCACATTCCATTTCCGCTTGGCAAGCCCCTTGGCCATATTAATAACGCTCTCCTCGGAACCTCCAACATTGTCCGAACGGCCGTTCCACTTATTGGTAAATTGAAAATGCTGGCCTGGTCCGCAGTACCAAACTAGATCCTTCCCAGTGGAAGTATTTTTCTTCTGATACCCTCTGCGAAAGTTGAGAATCATTGGGTTGGTCCACAATTCCTCTGGTAATTCTGAAATACTCCTATTCAGTTTTCGCGCATCAAGCTCTCCCTGGGCCTGCGAATTCATCCAGTTCTGAACAACGGAAATTGCCTGTTTCCATTGGGGTATTTCCGCAATAATAGCTGCGCGGATAGAAATAATAAGTTGCTGATCCAGAAAACTAACTCGTTTTAGAAACTGCGTAGTGTGGTGGGTACTCTGAGTAACAAATCTCCTGATCGTATTATTACCGTGTGTCAACTGCGTGACAACAAACACGTACGGTATGGTAATCACCCGATCGTACCTATCCTTAATAAATTCCAAGCACTCAGCTTGGGTGTCTTCGTTTCGGAATTGTTTTTCCTTGAAGAATTTCTTAGAGTACGCAAGTGTGCTCTCACTAATGGTACATGGTTTCCCCCCAGGGCCCATATCGAACGCCTCAAATGTTTGGTCCCTCAGAAGGTCATAGCAGAGGGTTTTGTTGCAACCTACACAATCCTTTTTAGAAACAAGTAGTACCTTAATCCTAGCAATGACGCTCTCTGCGGGATAAAAATCATCGTCATCCATATGCACGAGGTATTCGCCAGAGGCCAAACATGCGGTAAAGTTTCGTTTCTTGCCAAGAGGTAGACGGCGGTTTGTATATATATATTTAATCCTGGGATCGGCGGGTTTCTCGGGAAGCATGGGGGTGTCCCCATCGTCCACAATAATCCACTCAAGTTTGTTCTTTGGATAATCAATCATATTCCAATTGCGGAACATGAGGCGGACAAAATGGGGCCTATTTCCGGTAGGCGTAAGAATACTTACAGTAGGAAATTCGTCATCCGACATTTCCGGTAGTTCCAGGCGTATTTCGTTCGACCCGGCGGAGCCTTCCGCCGAAGGCAAGGTATCGATTGTTTCCATTTATGTATTTATAATAATAAAATTGATAAGTTTTTCATGGGCCCGGCCGATATATATATATATATATATTATCGTAAAAAAATCCCTATATATTTATAAACATATTTATAAACTAAATCTTCGATTTAATAAATTAAATCTTCGATTTATAAATTAAATCTTCGATTTAATAAATATCTATAATGTCTGTTGTGTTTGACAAAAAGGTATTAGACTGTTTTAGTACATTGGGCATTGAGCCTACCAACAATATGTGTATGATCCACAGTGCATACAGAGATACAGTTCGTATGGTGCATCCAGATAAGGTAAGACATTTTGGGTTGAAATGGACCAATGAAGAATGTCGAACGGCGTTTGAGAATATTAGGGAATCATATATATACCTAAAAGGGCAGTTTAACGAAATTGATCTTCCAGACTATGACATTGTTTACCTAGACGAAGAATTTGACGCCACCTCAGTTGTAAGTTTCAACCTCGAAGAATTCAATCGACAATTCACTGCCTCGCAAAGCGTCTACGCAGACGACTACGCATCACTAGGATACTCTGATTTCGCTTGCCAAAGCCATCTTGGGCTTTCCGTTGAAGATGCGTTAGATTCGTTAAAGAGGAGTAGATGCGAAGCATTGACCAATTTTTCAACACCAAAAATACCGGGACGACTAATGAAATATCTTCCAGATGCCCGACTGGCTGCCCCCACTATGCAGCACTCCATCATCGGAGAAACGGTTGATGACTTCACAGTGGGCACTACGCTAACGGACATAAGAGTAGCCTATGAAAATGACTACGAGACGTGGGAGGAAACCTACGGTGCTACGCACCTACGCGATCGAAGTGGCTTCGCCAATGACGCCGACGGTCTAGTTGCTGCAATTGAATCTCGGTTGAAAATAGAACCACTTGGTAAACATGAATTGGAGCAACTAGAGGAAAGGAAGCGTCTTGAAGACGATATTGAGCGCAATAGGAGACGGAGAGCTGCTCTCCGTGGCGTAGCCGCTTAAATTATTGCAATGTCTTAATGTACCATTCTGGAATGGAACTACCCGACGACAGCCCGATTGCCTGTCTAGTCTTTACTGGTAATAAAAACGAAAAAAGTATGAAAAATAGTATGACGATCACGACGACAAAGCTTATTTGATATAAAAATGGTATATTTAAAAAATTATTTCTGGGTTGTTTTTGGCAAACCTGTACGCTATCTACGGCGCCCTCAATTATTTCAAGAGTAGTGTTATTCCCCCATTTTGTACTGGTGAACAAGTTCCTAAACATCTGGGAAGTTTGTGCGTCCCCTTTTTCATTGTAAAGAGAAATGGAACCAAGTTTGTTATTCCCCACATCATCGTAACCTAACACACTTGCGGAAACGTAAAAGGTATCCTGGTAGGTGGGTGTTATGTCAATATTCAAAGATGTTGTCAGAGACCCGTCGTTGTCGTAAAAATCAAAGAATATCTTTTTGGCCCTGTACCTAAACTCAAAAATCTTTGTGTCACCGTTTCTGAGTACCATGAGAGAAGTTGGTAAGAATGGATCGGTGGCATCGCCACTTGGAGGTAGATAACCAATATTCAGTCGGAAAATAATGCGCATAATATCGTCAGTTGTGGACCACGGGAATCCATATGTGACTGTTCTAGATATATTGGTGCAAGTTAGGTCGCCTGGGGTAATGGGCGTTGTTGAAAGAGGTATATATATACCGTCCTTTTTAGTTTTAAGACCCAATGCCCCGGCCGTAATCATGAGTACAAGACCAACTAACGTCGCGATACCTCCGCCCCATAAAAGCGCCTTTGTGGAGGAAGCATTGGTCAGGCTCGCAAACATCAGCCCGTACAAGCCATATATGAACACTACTATACCTGAAATGAGAAAGGGGGTATTTTGTTCGTATTTAAACCCCTGAATGGAATTGGACATACCTATTGTACAAAGGACGATACCTGTAAAAATAACTGATACGCCTAACATGCCGTAAAATAGATTAGAATTAAATGTATTGTACATGTCAACGGACATCATAAAGAATAAAAATATGGAAAATATACTAAAAACAAGACCCTCTGTGTTTCTATTTACACTAACATCCTCCGCGGTAGAAACGGAATTTTCCAGACCTATCAATATACACCCACCCACAAATGCAAAGAACACGAGATAGAAAAGTATCCAATAGCGTATGTTTGAATAATCCACCGTGATTTTTCCCTTAACGACCAAAACAATTAACACTATGATCGCAAGAATACTAAGGATCAGGATAGCGGCGCCTATTTGGATAATCGGGTTATCGTTTATTGATTTAGCTAAATTGTCAGCCCCGATGGGGGGTCCCGTCATAGGTGGCAATGGATTCCAAGTAGGAAAACTCATAATATATATATATATCTACTATAAGAAAAACAAATTAAATCTTAATTAAATCTTCGTAAATCTTCGTAAATCTTCGTAAATCTTAGATTTACGAAGATTTACTTTAAGCTCTGCTTAAATCGAAGCGCCAAACGCTTAAATTATATCATTTTCAATGGCTGATTTGTCTTTCTTGAAGCCCAATTATTCTGCCTAAGTTCAATAAGATCCTTAATCATAAATCTATGCCTGGGGTCAACAACTAACTTATTTTCCGAAATCGATTTTAATTTTCTAAAATTCTCATCTATGTTTTCCTTCATCTTGCTCCCGGTAATTTCCAACAATTTACAAATACACTCGATGTTTTCCTCATTTGGTTCGTCTATTAATTTCCCTAGACAAGAGTGTATGATTTGTTCTGAAATCATTTGTGCCTTGAATAGCTGCCCAATGAACACTATATTACCCCGGCTTTGACGTAGTTCGGAACGTTTTTCGAATTCACTTTGGCACATATCCAGGAGAAATCTCTTGAATTGTATATTGAAATTTCCGAAACAGAGACATAGCTTTGAATATATTTCACCAAAATGAGGTTCAGCGATAGCTTTGTTAAAAATAGACTTTACAATCTTCTCCAACAAATTGTCAGATATGATTTCTATTTTTAACAATTCCGATGACAACTTGTCAAAATTACTTATACTTAATTTATTCAATATACAATTCACTTGGCTAAGAATCGTAAGTTCGGTGGCTTCTCCATTACTTTCAACTACGTATCGACGCGAGCGACCTTCGGTGCCGGAGGCACACGACGCTTGCATTGTTCGCTCGGGCGGCGGAGCCGTATAATATATATGTATTGGGTGCATAAATGGGTTTTCCTTACATAGTTTTTTATATAAAAGAATTTCCTCGTAATTAGGGCCATGAGTTCCGACTGGCGCGATTCTTTGTCCCCCCATCCTTGGATAAATCCCTAAGAAATAGAATATAAAATATTTTTATTATTTTTCCACACTTGTCTGCGTAGCCGATTCAAATATATCATTATTTAATAATATGGTGCTCTTTACTCGTGAAAGTGCTTCTATCTCAATGCACGGGGAGGGCGTGCGTACGGCTTCGCCGCGGGCGCAACCCGTCGAAGCGGTGGCTTCGCCACCGCTTCGGTCGACGCCTTTGGGCGTCGATACGTCGTGAGGCAATACCAACCAATCGTCCCTTGCATATTTTTCAACCTTGTTTTGTAATGACAAAAGTCGATCGTTGTGATTTTTAAGAACATTTTTATATTCGTTAAAAATATTTTTCTTGTCATCTGGTGTAACATGTGAATGAACTGCGTCTTGTACGTTTTCAATACTTTCCCCTAATTTTTTCACGTCAACAAGCAGTTCATTAACCGTCTTTGAAAGTTCAGGAATTTGTTTAATGATCTTATCAATGTCGTGAATTTCCTTAAAGGTATTTAATAATAACAGTTTCCGTATTGATTCAACTTCCTCAGTGGTTAAAAAATATTTTTTAGTATATTCGGGCAGGCAACGACGCAAAGCGCCGGGCTTGCATCTCATACATATATAAATTATTGAAACCAAAGACGGTAAGACTATCGGTAGTATAAACCACGAGATAGAATTATTCATTTTATATATAACTATTATATAAATTAAATCCAAGTAAATCGAAGTAAATCTTCGTAAATCTTCGTGAGTTTTTTCGTAATTAATTTTTTGCGCTCACAAAAACTACCCGTGATTCCCCCGAAACATTTTCGCACATATTCACGAGATCATCCATTTTCAAAAGACTGCTATATACTAGGTAATCTATCGGGACATTTGGTTTTATTGGCCAGCTTACATCCAATTCAATTTCATGTGTGATATTTTCTACCGTATTTTCAATTTCCTTTACCTGCGTCATATCAAAGTTCCAATACTTATGCGTAAACTTAGTTCTTTGTTTCTCTCTCGAATGAGTACTATTTTTAATACGTTTCTCGATGTCATTTAGCACGCAGGGCTCTTCTTTTGATATACAAAATCTAATATCAAATGGAGTGTTCTCGAACCTAAAATTGATCGTAACGAGTTTTGTTTTCTTAATACAAACAGTCGGGTTGTTTTCATTAACGCTTATACGATACCCAGAGTTGAAATAATCAGTAGTCTTGGATGTGTTAACGGCCCCCCAGTTTTTATTAGAATTAAGTTTCTTTGTTATTTTATCAAAAAAATCTACGGGAATGTCGGTATTAAACCTGCCTTCCGCCGTATACGACATATCCGTGACTTCTATAAACCCTAACCTAAACTCTATTTCAATATGTTTTTGATTTTTATATTTTTCCACATAGGGTATAATTCGAAAGAGTGCATCTTTAAATTTATCGAGAACTACAAACGTCGACATTTTTGGGTCGCGAAGCGGCCTTCAGCTATATATATTGTCTTTTATTTTTCTAAACGTATTTTAAACTCCGCTTATTCGCACGCTTCGCTAGTGTATAATAATGTGTCGTAATGGAATTTGAATGTTTGTAAGTTATCCAAAGAGACAATAGGAGACCCAAAATAAGGATTGCCATATATACATTGATCCATATCTTATCAACTTTTGGTCTATCATTTGGTCCTGTTCTGTTTGAGTCCTTGATATATACAATTACAAATAATATAAGTGCAATTATGAAAATCAGGGCCACACAAGTAGATAAATTGCTTTTGGTAACAAGCATTGTTTTTTTTAATTCTATATATTTGTATAGAAGATTAAATTACGCGTAATCAAAAACAAGTTTAAATTGCGAAAAAAAAACAGAAATTGTATTAAAGATTGAAAATGGGTAAGAGAGGAAAACGCCGTGCCCTATATGAAAATAAGAATAAAAAAAATAACGACGACGAGTTTTATTATGAATCTGTTGATGATAAAAATGCTAATTTAAAAAACACATCATCACATACTGAGAATATATATTTAGATACCGAAGAAAATCTTTTCAAGTTGTGCAAAGACTATGCTCACAAATGTGATCACCTAAAATATATAGGTCCCAGCGATATTAGAAGATTCTACAATGAGTGTAGCGATTACGTAGGATACAACGCATCATGTGCCCCTATTGTAGTAGAATTCTTAGAGTGTGCATTGCAAATACTAATTGATGAATACAAGAAAATTGATAAGCGAAGGCTTCTTAGACTCGGAGCGTCGAAGGAGCCTTCGGAGGCACCGCCGTCTATACAAGATCAATACGATCTTTACTTGGAATCATTCAAATACCAACTTTGTATTAAATTGAGTAAATACTATACGGGTGGTGGCATGCGAAGCGTCGACTTTAATTGACTATTTGTTGTCGTATGTCATATATGAAAGAGCTTGTAGGAATGTATCACTCATGTCGTCTTTTTTCTTATGTTTTTCAAATACTTCGATCCAATTCTGATTGTTTCTTGGAAGCAATCTTTTACAATGCTCAATGCTCAATTTCTTACGCTTATAATAGCCCTCTTTGCATTTTAAAACAATTGGGGCATCTTCCTTTAGTGGAATATAACACCTCAATTTATACTTTGGAGAATAACTTATGATTTTTACTATATTAAGAGTGATTTGCGCCATCATTTTTTTCATAGTATAGTACATAATTAAACTCCCCTCGATAACTCTCATTTTAGCATTAATCTTTGGCTGCTGCTCCACAATAATGATCAAGGGGAGATTTTGTGTATCTTCAAGTTGCAAAACATCAAGTCCCTTAATAAGATTCAAACACTTTTGCTCATACGTACTTGCAGATATTGAAAATGTACCCCACCTAATAATTTGACTCTTATTGTTTATCATACAATAGGCCATGTTTATCTCACCAATGTCGAAACTTAAATAATAACATTCACCAGTCGCAAACTTTGTTTGCGGCAATATTATTTCAGTTTCGCAAATTTCCTTTTTCTTAGTGGGCTTCTTTGGCTGCTCCTTTGGCTCTTTTGGCTCTTTTGGCTTCTTTGGCCCCTTTGGCCCCTTTGGCTCCTTTGGCTCCTTTGGCTCCTTTGGCTCCTTTGGCTCCTTTGGCTCCTTTGGCTCCTTTGGCTCCTTTGGCCCCTTTGGCCCCTTTGGCTTCTTTGAGATTTTGACCATGTAAGATTTATAAATTGAAAAGATTTAATCTTAACCGGCGGAGCCGTGGCTTAAGAACTATTTAAATCTTTAAAC